ACTAGTTAAGTTAAGCGATATTTAATTGAACACGCGATACATTTAAATATCACAATCAGCGATATAAAGTTGTATTTTCCATGTATTTATCCTTAATCAGAGTCTATTTATACATTTGGAATTGTCATGACTTTCTGAGTCATCCCTAATCATTGACGGTCTTCCTTAAAGTACCGGACGCGTTTGTCGTCATCTGACGATGGGATTTTACTGTTTGTATTGACAGCTGGGTTTTTTTGCTGCGTTCCAATTAAACGCCGCTAATTATAAACATTAGTACACAGTTGACTTCACACCATCTACCGAGTACGACGCGTTCGGTTCTCTGTACCGTATTGAGAAACAAAAAGTCAAGTGTTGATTTTTATACAAAGCGCAAGTGTTTTGTGACGTCACGATGAATCTAAAACGGTTTACATCCAATAATGACAAGCACAACAGCATTGCAAAGAAACTATCAGCAGCATCGTCTATTCGGAGTATTACAGCTACATTTTTTAACGGGAAACAACTGGAGATTCAATACACCTTCGATCCCTCGAAAACCAAGGGAGACCGCCTGTTGATTGCGATGAACTGCTTATCACCTGTATTCAGTGGGTTCGTCAGCCAAGGCATAAGTGAATTTGCAAGCATATCGGAAATCATCAGATTGACTAATATGCATGTTCACTTGAACGTTTGTTCAGATTGTGAATACGCCTCTTGTCCGTGTCATCTACGAAGCTCCTTCCAAGAGCGTTATGAAAAATTTGAAAAACCTCAAGTGGAAGAGTGCGAATATCAACATTTTCATCACTACTGTTCGGAGCACGTCGCTTCGTGGTTCGAAAATTATCTGTCAATTCTAATACTGTTCAAAGCCTCAAGACGGCTCTTCAACAAAGAAATTGTCGAAATGTTCCTGGATCTAGATTTAGAGGATGTTGTTTACTTGAGTTTGGGCGAACAAGTGATTGGAAAATTTCTGCTAGCGCATGCCCTGAAAATGGAGTAGCTGACGATGATTGGCGAACTTGAAGCGCACTGGCCCGATGTTGTAAATAGAAACAGCAGTACAATACGTAGGATTCATTCCGTCATTTAAATATATTTATTTATCGAATATGTATTGTTTTTTTTTCCTCATAACCTTATCAAGGTGGGATGATGTGTGTTCAAAGTTTAACCCAAACGTAACTATAGCAGACGACTGAGGTGTCAAATGTATATGTACTGAGACTCTATCAAGTCTCTTGACATATTAGACTAGTGAAACATGTTAGCACCCAATCTTTTCAACCTAAGTAATTCTAAGTTTCGTTGAAGCATCACTTCTATGATGAAATTACGGACGAGCCACGTTCCTACGGCGTCGGCGCGGCCTCGATATTGCAGTGCAGACTCCCTTATCAGCAGCAGGTTCTGCGACATGATGTCGACGACAGTGACAGTGTCAATAGGTTTGAAAATTAGTTACTGCTTTTATGGGTCTCGAAGATCTTACGGGTTTACACTCTGAAGACCCGTGCATGGTAGATCTTTAGAGCCTAACGTGGTCTTTCAGAGCGTTTGTTACAACCGTTTTTGATTGCACAATGCTTCGAGACGTTCGTCACTCCGCGATGAATGTTAGTACGTGACGAACGTTGCGAGCTACTGATGATCTCCGCAACGGGTTGTGATATGTACAGCAACGCGGTTAGCGGACGTGCTCAGCCGTTGATGCTGCGCTACATCGTGCTGCACGAATGTCACGATGCGATAACAACTTTAACACGCTCAGTGGAGACATAGTTATTTTTCTTGAGCGATAGCGCACCTACTGCATCTTATCTTCATGTCTTACGACTAGCCTCATGAGTATTCTACGTGTGTGTGTGTGTGTGTGTGTGTGTGTGTGTGACTATCTTATCATCCCTGAGTGATAGGGTAACAATAGGAACAAACATAGACATACACATGTGTATAAATAAATTTATTATTATTATTATTATCACATATATAAGGCAACAAACATTGGAATTACTTCTAGCTTGAAGTACAGTGCAGTCTTATATCTATAGGCATACAATTGATTATGGATAGAGGTACATGTTCATCTGGTGTACATATTGAAAATAAAAACGGCTATATACGAAAGCGATGCAGGCACTATTCACCATCGCTTTCTTATATGGCCGCACCAACCTCCAAAGCAGTCTTCAGCAAAAATTCTGAAGTCGTACTACTACTTGTCTGGAAGTGAACAATGTCATTAGGAAATAATGAGTAGAGCTCAGCGATCTGTTCGTTGAAGAGTTCTTTTGACTCTCGCTGCAGAACAAGGAGATTCAGATAATTGTAGAACCACGAAACAACGTGTTCGTAGCAATAATGGTGGAAGTGCTGATGCAGGCATTCGTCCACCACTGGCGTGACAATACCGTAGAACTCTCCGCAGTTGAAAAGTGGATGGCACGGGCAGTAGGCCTGACGACCGTCTTGACACTCATTCAGATTAACCTCCGTTTTGACATAACTGCATACCTCGGAAATACTTGAGAATCTGTCTAACGTTACTGGCAGAACGCCACCAAATATCGGTGATAAGCAGTCCCGCTCTATGAGAACGTTCTCCCCGTGCAGCCCCGTGGGATCAAAAATGTATTGAATGGACAAACGTTTCCCGTTCAGAAACGTCGCTTTCAGCTTCTGAGTAGACGATTTCCACAGCATTCTTCGAACAATGTTGGTCCTCTTAATACCATTGCATTGAACTGGCTGTGTGATGTCTGCATTGCTTTTGAACTTGAATAGTTTTACTATGGAGCAGTTGATATGTGGCGGCTGAAAAATGGAACGCGCGCTCGAGGTAGACGGCACAGGCAGTCCCGGTATTGTATATTCTTTCGGCTTCATTGTCATCACGTGAAAACTTGGGCACTTGTTATCGCTTCACTGGTTATTTTCCACAATTATACGGAACACCGTAGACGTTCAACAGGTGGCGAAATTCACAGTGAAGTGGGTGGTGTGGGTGTACCGATGCTCTCGATATTGTTCATGTTATAAACAATATCTAGTTATGATAATGAGAAAAACATTTTGGGTTTACGATTATTCACATCATAAATAACGACTAACAATCGACTCGCATGACGTGCCCAACCCATAGTCCATTTGTTTGCTTATCGCGTGTTTTGAAGGTGGAAATTAACTTTTTGCTAAGCTCATTAACATGTTGTGAGCATAAATCATCGCTTTAATGAGCTTCTATCACGTATATATGAACAATGAGATCCACTGATTTGTTTACCTATATGGACAGGCCGAGTGGTTAGTCACAAATTTACATACTTAAAGTACCAATAATATCGGAGAAGTGCTCGAAGCCAAGTGTTTTCTAGTCAACTAGCAGCATTGTTTTCGTGACCCATGAGTAGCGGAGAATACAAATGCTTCCATCCTGCGCCGTATGAACGTTTCCAGTATTTTCAGCTCAGGAACAATATTTGCAAAAAAGAAGGCCTGTGACTTTACGTACGTCCTTTGTACTTACGAGCATCAAATCCCTGTTCATTATCGTTTTCGTATTCAGCCGGCTCAATGACCATAGCAGTCTTGAATAAGAATGGCGGAGTTATGCGATTGCCTCTTTGAAAATAAGCAATATCCTCAGGAAACATTGAGTACAGGTACGCGATCTCCTTGTCAAAATGTTCTTTCGATTGTTCTAGCAGAATCACGAGATTCAGGTAATTATACAACCACGAAACAACATGTTTCCAGCAGAAATGGTGGAAGTGTTGATGCTCGCACATGTTGACTGAAGGTTTGAAAACAAAATCGGGATGCTCCTGATCTTCACGCCTCAGGTGACACGGGCAGGAAGCGTGACGAAAATGATCACACTCATCCAAATGAACTTTCTTTTTGACAAAATAGCATAGTTCCATAATGCTTGAGAAGCCTCCTGTCGTTGATGGCGTGGCCCCACCAAATATAGGCAATAAGTTGTCTACCTTCACTAAAACGTAGTCCCGGTTTCGCCTTGTGGGATCGAAAACGTATTGAATCATCATAGGTGTTTTGTCCAAAAAAGTCGCATCTAGGCTGTGACTTGGCAAGTTGCACAGAGTTTTCTCACAAATGCTGGTCTTCTGATGACCAGTCCGGAGTTTCAGAATATGGCACGGACAGCAAATTACATTGAATGATTGTAAGATTCCCCGTACCTTCGAAGTAAACGATGATAGCAACGACACGCTGGGTTTGTCAGAATTCATTATTGCTATGGTCCGATATGTTGCAATTCAGTACAGCGACTGTTCTCGTTGGCCGCCTAGACCGAACTGAGACCTGTGTACGTCATTCACCAAAGACTTTTATGACTTAATTTTCTAATAACACTCCAATTAAACTCCCAGTAATTAAAAGTACTAGGAATTAATTTACCGCGTGGATGGTCGTGTTTGTACTGTTCTTTATACTCATTTTAGTTATGTTTACACACGCCGTACATCCAACTGTCTAAACGTGCTTTATCCCATGAGACTATTTTATTTACACGTCAAGCAGAGTTTAGATTTCAAAAAACGGCGATAATTTCTATTTCATGCCTTATTTGTCATAAAAAAGAGTCCGGTTCTCTTCTGAATTGACCGTCACCCTGGGAAATACCGCATGCCGCGTTTATTATCGTACACACAGTGAGATTTACCGAAACCAAACCGGTCGTCGACCGACGGGGCTTTTGATATGTTCAATTTAAAAGGAGATTTATAAAGAGCAAAGCTCATTTGACTTCGGACCGTTCATTTGGTACAACGCTTTTGTTCCGCTCGACGTTACTGAAAAACAATAAGTTGAGTGTTGATTGTGTGTGTTATACAAAGTGCAACTGTTGTCTGCAATCACAATGCATCAAGAAAGGTGTGCAACACTAATGAAGGATAATGGCGAACGCAGCAGCATCGGAGCGCAGCTCTCACAAACTCTGTCTACTGGGAGTGTCAAAGCTACGTTCTTTAATGGAAGACAACTGGAAATTCATTACACCTTCGATCCCTCAAGAAAGATGGGAGATCGGGTGTTGATTCAGAACGACTGCTTATTACCTCTCCTAAGTGGGTACGTCCTTCCAGGCGTAAATAAATTCACAAGCATACAGACGATCATCAGGCTGACCACTCTGCATGTTCATTTGGATATGTGTTTAGATGGTGTGCAAGCCAGTTGCCGGTGTCACCTGATAAGCGACTTCGGAGACCGTTATGAACATTTTTCACCACCTTCATCAGACGAGTGCGGATACGGACATTTTCATCACTTTTGTTCGGGGCACCTTGCTTCGTGGTTCGAACATTATCTGAACATGATAGTTTTATTCCAAGAATCAAGACAGCACTTTGACGAAGAGATCGCGGATATGTTCTTAGCTCTAGATCGCAGCGACCGTGTTTATTTCCATACGGGTGAACGCCCTATTTCAGAATTTCTGCTGAGGCATGCTCTTGAATTATACTAGCTGACGCTGGACGACGAACTTGAAGCACTCCGGCCTGAACTTGAACATAGAAACAGTTTAATGCATGGCGTCCACTCCGAGATTTTAATATATTTATTTATCAAATGTGTGCATTCTTATTTCTCCTTGTAACCCTATCATGGTAGAATGATGCGTGTTGAAAAGTTAACCCAAGTGTAACCAGCAGACGACGCTGTCGTATCTCTTCATATAGTACACTTGGCAACGGAGTTGGCCCGCGCTTTAAGCCAGACAACCTTCAATAAACGTTGATGCTATCGATGTGTCGTCTAGACAATTCAATCAACCAGAGTGTTTACAACTACTCGGGCGGTCTAGCTATTAGTGTGTGGGGAATTG